GCCTCTAGACCGCTCGCCCCCTTCCTCCCCCCGGTACCGCGCGGTACCGGGGGGAGCCTCGTTTCAGCCCCATGCGCGCCGGCCGCGGCCGGCGCGCAGCCGAGCGACCTACCGGTGCGACCGGACCAGCGAGCCAGCGCCGGCCAGGCGAGCGTCCGGCGAGAGCGACCTACCGGAGAGCCAGGGAGCGACCAGCGCCAGCGACCTACCGGCGCGACCGTCCGGCCCAGCGAGCTACCAGCGGGAGCGACCGTGCATCGAGAGCGAGCTACCGGCATGCCAGGGAGCTACCGGCGCGGCCGGCGCCGGAAAACGCGCCGCCCCCCGGCGCGCCGTACCCGGCCGTCCTCCCTCGGAAAAGGGCGTTTCGGAAATGACCGTGGTCGGTTACAACCCCCGGAAAACTACCCGGTCTTTGCGGTCACGTTGCCCCACACGCCGCCGACGGCCCTTTCGGGAGGCATCGTTGGGGTCAGGCGCAAGGGGGAATTGGGATGAGCCGGCCTTGGGCATCGTGGCGCGTTTCTGGGGGGGTTTCAGAAGGCTGCCAGTTCTACCCGTTCGCAAATCTAACGCGGCGTGTGGGGCATCGTCGGGGTGCGTTTTTCGCCCCCACGGCGCGCCAGATGGGGGATGCCAGGCTAGTACCAATGGCCGGCGCGCCGGAAAGGGCTGGCGCATACCGCTACGTAGCGGTATCCTGCTGGTACGGGGATTTACCCGTAGCGACCGAAGGGATACGAACGATGCGCTACTTCACCTACCTGCGCGAGACCTTGAGCGACGAAGGATATGACCTGGTGATTACCGAGCAAGGGACGTCCGAGCTTGGGGGCAAGAGCACGGCGACGACATTTGAGGTCGTACCGAGCGACCGCTTGACGCCGACCGGCCCGCACGACGACGTGCTCCGCTTCTGGCTCTACTCCTACCCCGCGCCGGGGGCTTGCGACGACCTGACCTTCTCCGGCTCGGTATCCATGCCGGTAGCCAAGGCTGCCTTGCTGGCCGCGGCCATCACCCGAGCGAGCGAGTACGCCGCGGCGATGCGGTCGCTACCGCTCGGTAGCCGCATGGGCGCCAAGGGCTACCCGGAAAGCGCGTCCTAGCCGAGCCGCCGAAGGTACCACCGACCGGGTAGTACCTTCGGCGCTTTGCGTCCCAGGCACTTGCGTATACCGTAGCGTACCGGTATCATCCTTGTACCGGGAGCGCCGGTAGCGAGCGAAAGGATACACGCATGAACGGCGAGCGGAACGCGACCTGGAAGGGCATGAACTGGATACGCCAGGACGCCCGCCTTGCCATCTACCTCCGGGACCGCTTCACCTGCCTGTACTGCGGCAGCGACCTAACGGCGCACCTGCCGGGGCAGCTGACCCTGGACCACCTCGACTCCTGCGAGGAGCGAGCGGTCCGGGGCGAGAAGCCAGACAACCGACCGGCCAACCTCGTCACCGCCTGCGCGCGGTGCAACTACAGCCGCGGCGCGAAGCCATGGCGCGACTTCGCGCCGGGGGGAGCAATCGACCGGATTGAGATGACGGTAGCCGAGCCGCTCAACCGCGCGCTCGCCCGCGCCATCCTGGCCGGGGAGGTCAACCTTGACGCCGAATCCCTCCGGGGCGGCGCGGGCGAAGGTACCACGGCTGGCTAGTACCAACGGCGGCCGGGCGCAAAAGGGCTTGCGTATACCGCAACGTCCCGGTACCATCTGAGTACGGGGATTTACCCGTAGGACGCGAAAGGAACACCAATGACCACCACGACCGCCACGATGACCCCCAGCGAGCGCATGGACGCCGCGAACGCCGCGGCCTTCAAGGCGACGGTAGAGACGCTCAACTACCGGCGCGCGGAGCTGGCGACCAGCATCTACCACCTCGCCATCGCCGCCACGACCATGCATGCGGCCCTGAACCTCGACCACGCGCCTTGCTCGGTCACGGATACGGCGCTGGCCATCGCCACCGTCGAAGGCATCCGCGACGCCCTACGCGCCGAGGACCGCGCATGCGCCGCCAAGCTCGCCTACCTCGGCCAGCAAGAGGTCTAGCCGCCAACGCGCAGCCCCCGGTACCGCGCGGTACCGGGGGCTGCCTCGTTTTGGGCGATGCTGCTGCCTGGCCGGCGTACCGCGCGGTACGCCGGCCAGATGGGCTACCGGTGGGTAGTACCAACGGCGGCCGCGCCATCAGCCGCTTGCGTATACCGTAGCGTACCGGTATGATCCTGGTACGGGGATTTACCCGTAGGAGTCGAAGGGACGAACGATGAACGCCAGCAAGCTAATGTGGGAAATCCTCGAAGACGAGAGCCTTTCCGGCGCGCACCTCGAAACAATCGCCCGCTGCATCAACGAGCGAGCCGCGCGCAAGACGCGAGCCGAGCGCATCGCCGCCTTGGGCGGGCCCGCGAGCAAGCTAAGCCTCCGGCAGCGCCTTGCTTGCTGGTTGATCGGGGCATAGGATGCAAGCAAGCAACAGCCTACCGCTGATGACCGGCGCGGCGCTGGCGCGCAAGGCCAAGCGCGTAGCCGCCTACGCCGTAGAGCGAGCGACCGAGCAAGTAGCGGCGCGCGAGCGTTGGTACGGCGAGGAGCCGTGCGCCTACCGCGCGGCGGCGTTGGCCGATGCGCGCGGGGAGCTGGAGCGAGCCAGCGCCGCCGCGGCCGGGTGCGGCGTGCGCCTACCGCGCAGCGCGTAACGGCGGTACGCGCCAACGTGACCCCAAAGACCGGCGCCCTTTGGGGTCACGCCCGTCCCGGTAGGCGCCCCCCGGCATGGCCGGCGCGCCGCCCCGGTACGCCTGGCCGTTGCGCAGCCTGCACGCTATAAAAGGGCGCGCCGGCCAGATGGGCTACCCGGCCTAGTACCATCGGCTACCGCGCCGGAAAGGGCTTGCGTATACCGTTGCGCGCCGGTATCTTGAAGTACGGGGAGTTACCCGTAGGAGCCGAAAGGGAAACAAATGAAGCTGACGATCAAGACCCAGGTAGCGAGCCTCCAGACCCGCCGCGACGCGAACGCCGCGCGCTTGGTAGCCATCTCGGAGCTAATCGCTCGCCTACCGTATATGCAGGAAAACAACTTCAACGCCGGTCCGGCCGGGATCGCGCGCATCGCCACCCTCAACGCCGAAGCCTCTACCCTTACCGCCGAGAACGCCGGGATCGGCTCCGCGCTACGCGCCATGGCTACCGGCGCACGGTAGACGCGCCTTCCCCCAAGCCCCCCGGTACGCGGTACCGGGGGGCTTTTCCGTTTCCGGCGCTCGCCTGGCCGGCGCGCCGTAGGGTACACGCCGCCCCGGCGCCGCGCCGGCTACCCGGAACGGCGCGCCACGTCCCCCGGTACGCCGCGTTCGTTCTCGGCAACGGTAGGAAGTGGCAGGCCGGCGGGGTCTTGGCCGTGTGCGCCAACGTGGCGCGGTTGTGGGGGTTGCGCGCCGGGGCGGCGCGGTACCGGCGCGCTGGCCGGCGGCCGCGCCGGCCATCTGGGCTATGCCAGGCTGGTACCTCCGGCGCGCCGGCGCACGGGGTTTGCAGGATACCGCTACGTAGCGGTATCATCCGGCTACGGGGTTTTCCCGTAGGAGCCGAAAGGAAGCTACCGCCATGGACCACTACAACCGCCTATACCAACCGAGCAATCCAGCGCCGACGCTCCGGCGCACCAGCCTCGTGCAGGAAGCGGCCAACTTCGCCGCTTACGACGCCTACGGCGACGCCTTGCGCCGGTACGGCCGCACCGATCAGCGCACGCTCGACGCCCACGCCGATTGGGTGCGCATCGCCACAGGTACTAGCCGCTGATGGTACCTCCGGGGGACGGCGCGCCGTGCCGCCCCCTGGCCCTTGCGTATACCGGTACGTGCCGGTATCATCCTGTTACGGGGATTTACCCGTAGCAGCCGAAAGGAACCCACATGTACCAGCCCTCCCCCGAAATGCAAGCCAGCATCGCCGGCATCCGCGAGCGCAGCGCCTACGGCGACGAGAACCGCGCCGCCGCCGCTAAGGCCCGCGCCGCGGACCGAGCGGCCGACGCGCTGGTCGCCAGCCGCATGGCGGCGCGCCGCCGCCCTCAGTCGGTCCTGGCCACCGAAGCCGACTGGCAGGCGTTCAGCGCCGCCGTGGACGCCGCCCTCGCCGCCGACAAGGCGCGCGACCTGCAAGCAAGCCTCGACCGCTTGGTAGCGGACGAATGGAACCCCCAGCAAGGCGCGCGCGTCCTCCGCGTATGCGGGCTGGGCGAAACCCCCCTGTACGTGGTACACGGCGCGTCCGGCGCGCAGCGCGGCGGCTTCGCTACCCGCGAGGAAGCGACCGAATGGATGCTCGCTCGCTACATCAAGGATCAAGGCGCGCTGTACGCGGACGATCCCCGCGGCGCGGCCGAGGAGGAGGAGCACCTCGCGGAGATGGTCGAAGGCCGAGCGAGCAACCCCGCGTACCAGAGCAACGACCTGGAGGAGGAGCTTGCCGACGCGATGCTGGGCGAGCGCCGGTAGCCGCGCCGCCCCAGCCCCCGGTACCGCGCGTACCGGGGGCTTTCGCGTCCCCGGCGCTGGCCGGGGCGGCGCGCCGGCCGAAGGTACCAGCGCCGACTAGCCCAGATGGCCGGCGCGCCGACCAGCCCTTGCGTATACTGGTACGTAGCGGTATCATCCAGGTACGGGGCTTTACCCGTAGGAGCGAAAGGATACACGCATGGCCCTTACCCGCGACACCTACTCCACCTACAAGCGCGCATGGAACCGCGCCGCCGCCGCGCGCGCCGAGCGGGCGCACCCGACCAATACCCCCGGCTCGCTGCTTCTGCAGGAGGAGTGGAACGCGCGCCAGAAGGTCCGCTCGCTTGAATACCTGCTCGCCCACCTACCAAGCGACCCGGCGTTCGACACCTTCCGCGCCGACTACCAAGCGGAGCGCGAGACCCTACTCGCCCTGCTCCTCGAAGTGCTGGCCTAGCCCCCCGCCGCCACGCCCCCCGGTATGCCCTACCGGGGGGCTTTGCCGTTTCCGGCGCGCCGGGGCGGCGCGTGCCAGGCGCACCCGGTAGCCGGCCATCTGGGCTACGCCGGCGTGGTACCAACGGCGGTACCACCGGCCAGCGCTCCGTGGCGCTTGCGTATACCGTTGCGTAGCGGTATCATCCGAGTACGGCGCGTAGCCGCGAAGCGAAAGGGGACCGACATGACGATGATGATTATGCTGGGGATGGTCGCCGCGGCCATGCTCCTCGCCGCCATGGCCCACACCTGGGTCAGCGAAGCCGCCAGCCGCGACGAGGTACGCCGGGTTGACGCGCGGATCGCCGCGCGCCGCCAGCGCGCCAGCGCGCGGTACTAGCCACCGAGCGACGCCGCCGGTACCGTACCGGCGCGAGAGGAAAGGAAGCAACCACCATGGCCCGCGAAACCACCAGCCAACTCCTGGAGCAAGCCACCGCCCTCGAAGCGACCATCTACCGCATCGGGTATGACGCCTACCCCGGCGCGCCGACCGGCATCGCCGCCGACCACCTTGCCTGCGCCGAGCGTGAGGTTGCCGACCTGCACGCCCGCATCCGCGCCAACGGCGACGGCATCATCCTGGGCGACGCTCCCTCGCTCGGGCCCAACGGCAACCTGGGCTATGCCCAGATGGTCTCGCTCATGACCGGCACGCCTCCCTCCGAGGTACCCCCCTACATCCTGACCGCCGCCGAGCAAGCCAGCCTCGACGCGCAGGAGCAGCAGCTCATTGACGACGAGCAGGCGCGAAGCGCGCCGCGCCCTTGGTAGCCGGATAGGAAAGGGAGCAACCGCCATGACCGACGCCGACCGCGACCGCTGCCGACTCGAACAAGACCGCTTGATCGCTCTCTGCGAGGAGCTTGGCTTCGACCTCTCCTTGCCCTTCTGTAGCCTCCCCGGCGCGCCAACGGTAGCACGCCTGCTCGTCGCCATCTACCCGGAATGGCTCGGAGCCATCGTGGCTACGGCCAACTCCCTCGCCTACCGCGCCGACTAGGAAAGGAAGCGCCGCTCGCTACCCTCGCCCTTGCTCCCTGTGGGGTCAGGGAGCAAGGGCTATTGGCGGTTTCACCCCTCGCCTGGCCGGCTACCGCGCCGGCCGGAAGCACGCCGGTCCCTCCCTCAGCAAGCGTGACACGCCCGTTCCAAAACGACCGTCGCCGGTTACAACCTCGCGCCGGGGCGGCGCGCTGTCGCGCGACGTTGCCCCACACGCCCCCGCTGCCGGCAGCGCGAGGCATCGTTGGCCTGACGCCCCTGCCCAAATGTCGCCCAACCGGCCTGGGGCATCGTGGCGCGTTTCTGGGCGGCTTCCAAAAGCCTGCCAGTATAGGCCAAAGCGAAATCTAACGCGGCGTGTCGGGCAACGTCGGGGTGCGTTTTTCGCCGGTTTCCGCGCCGGAAACGGCTCCCCGGCGAGGCCGCGCGGCCGACATTCCTAGCACGCCCTCCGCTCCCTCGCCCGACACTTATGCCATACCCGCCGGCCGGGTGCGCGCTCGCGTGCCTCGCCGCTCGCTCCCCCCCCTTGCTCTCGCAACGAAGGACGCTCGCTTGGACTCGGCCTGGACCATGTACCTCGGTAACGCCCTGACCTTGCTCCCGGACCTCGCGCCGGCCAGCATCGGCTGCGTCGTCACCTCTCCCCCGTATGCCATGCAACGCAAAGACTTCTATGCCAGCATCGAGGAAGCGGACTACCCGGCGTGGACGGTCGCCTGGCTGGACGCCCTACGCCCAGCCCTTGCTCCCGGAGCAAGCGTCCTCATCAACATCCGCGAGCACATCCGCGACGGCGTCATGGCCGACTACGTGCACCGTACCCGGCTCGCCGTCCGCGAAGCCGGCTGGTTCGAGCACGAGGAACTCGTCTGGTGCAAGCCCGACGCTCCCCCGCTCGGCCCTAATGCCTTCCCCCGGCGCGCCTGGGAACGGGTGCTCTGGTTCAGCCAGAGCCGCCGGCCCTACTCCGACCCGAAGGCCAACGGCACGCCGAGCAAGCTCATCGGCATGCGGCCGGCCAACCCCGGTATCGAGCGAGTAGGCGGTCACTCGGACGGCTACCGCGACGGCATCGCCCGTTGCACGAACGTCATCACCATCCCCGTTGGCGGCAACACCAGCCGCCTGCGCTCTCCCGGCCATACCGCCGCTTTCCCCCCGGCGCTCGCCGCCTGGCTCATACGCCTGGCATGCCCCCCCGGCGCCACCGTCCTTGACCCCTTCGCCGGCTCCGGCTCGTCCGGCCTGGCCGCCATGGGCGAAGGACGGTCCTTCGTCGGCATCGAACTGGATGCCCCGACCTTCTGGCAAGCGAGCGAACGCCTGCACGCCTACGTCGTCGCCAAGGAGACCCCTCTTGCCTCTTGACCCCAACCTCGCCGTCCTCGTCCCCATCGAGCGGCTCCACGCCCACCCGGAAAACCCCCGGCGCATCGATCAGGGTAAGCTCCAAGCGTTGCAACACGCGCTGGCAAGCGACCCGACCATGCTTTGGCAGCGACCGCTCGGCGCCCGCTACGACGGCACCGTCTACATGGGCAACATGCGGCTGCAAGCAGCCGCCGCCCTCGGTTGGACCGAGCTACCGGTGGTTTACGAAGACCTGGACCCCATCGAGGAGATGCAGCGCATGGTGCGCGACAATCGCGAGTACGGCGAGGACGACGACGACAAGCTGGCAACGCTGCTTGCTACCCTCGACGCCGCCGACGCCGACCTCTCGCTCACCGGTTTGGACGAGCAGCGCGTGGCTGACTTGCTCGCTTCCGTAGCCGGCGAAGGCCAGGGCGGCGCAGCCGGCGACCCCGCCGATGCCTTCCTTTCCCTCTCCGACCGCTTCGGCATCGTGCCCTTCTCCGTGCTCGACGCCCGCCAGGGGCCATGGCTGCAGCGCAAGCGAGCCTGGCTCGGCATCGGCCTAGTCTCCGAGATCGGCCGCGGCAATGACAACGACAAGACGGCCAAGGGCCTGACCTACTCCGTTAGCTCGCAGCCCATTAGCGCCTACAAGGAGAAGGAAGCGTACCAAGCGAAGCTCGGCCGCGAAGTCTCCTGGCCGGAATTCCTGACCGCTCACCCCGGCGCCGCCAAGCAAAGCGGTACCTCCATCTTCGATCCCGTCGTCTGCGAACTCGCCTACCGGTGGTTTTCCGCGCCGGGGGCCATCGTCCTTGACCCCTTCGCCGGTGGCTCGGTACGCGGCGTCGTGGCCGCCTTGCTCGGCCGCCAGTACGTCGGCATCGACCTCAGCGAGCGTCAGGTGCAAGCGAACCGCGACCAATGGGACGCTATCCTCGCCCGGCTACCGCAGGACGCCACGCCGGCCAGCGCCGTCCCGGCGCTGGCCGCGCCTCCCCCGGTAGGCGTCGCCCCCGACGCCCTCACCCCCGTTGAGGAGCATCGCCTACCGAACGGCGGCGCCGTCTGGCTGAAGCGCGACGATACCTGCACCATCGCCGGGGTGACCGGAGGTAAGGTCCGTTCCTGCTGGGCATTGGCTCAGGGAGCAACCGGCCTCACCACCGCCGGCAGCAAGGAATCCCTGCAAGTCAACATCGTCGCCCACATCGCCAAGGAGCTCGGTATCCCGTGCCGGGTGCATGTCCCCTCCGGCACCCTCACGCCGGAACTACGGAGCGCTCAAGCAGCCGGCGCCGAGATCGTCCAGCACGTCCCCGGCCATAATGTCGTCATCAGCGCCCGCGCGCGGGAAGACGCCGCGGCGCGCGGCTGGCGCGAGATCCCGTTCGGCATGGAGCACGAGGTCGCCGTCGAGCAGACGAGCAGCCAGATAGTCAACCTCCCCGGCAACGCTACCCGCCTCGTCGTACCCGTTGGCTTCGGCATGTCCCTGGCCGGTATCCTCCACGGCTTGCGCCGCGCCGGTAACACCCTGCCCGTCCTCGGCGTCTGCGTCGGAGCCTCACCGACAAAGCGCCTGGCGAAGTATGCCCCGACCGGCTGGGCCAAGCAGGCGACCCTCGTCACCAGCAAGCTCGACTACCATGCCCATGCGCCGGTAACGACGCTCGACGGCGTGGCCCTTGACCCCATCTATGAGGCCAAGTGCTTGCCGTACCTCCAAGCGGGCGACGTGCTCTGGTGCGTCGGCATCCGCGAGACCGCCACGGCGACCGCCGTAGACGGCATGGCCAGCCATCCCGACCCGGTATGGCTGGCCGGCGACAGCGCCAGCGAGCTACCGCTCCGCACCGACCTCGACGCCGACCTGCTGTTCTCCTGCCCGCCCTACGCCGACCTGGAGCGGTATAGCGACGACGCCGCCGACCTCTCCACGATGCCCTACGACGACTTCCTCGTCGTCTACCGCGACATCATTACCAAGGCAGCGGCGCGCCTTAAGGATGATCGCTTCGCCGTCTGGGTGGTAGGCGACATACGCAGCAAGCGCACCGGCAACTACCGCAACTTCGTCTCCGACACCATTGCCGCCTTTGCCGACGCCGGTATGGCCCTCTACAACGAAGCGATCCTCGTGACCGCTATCGGCTCGCTCGCCGTGCGCGTGGGCAAGCAATTCACCGTCGCCCGCAAGCTCGGCAAGACGCACCAGCAAATCCTGGTGTTCCTGAAGGGGGACGCGCGCGCCGCTACCGCCGCGGCCGGCGCCGTCGAAGGCCAGTATGCCCTGCCCGACCCCAGCGCCGCGGACATGGCCGAGCAAGCCGACGACACCGCTCCCCTTGACGAAGCCGCATGAGCGAGCCAACAGACATGGCTACCCACGTCCAGACCGCCGCGCTCAAGGAAGCGTTCCTCAACGCCTTCGGCGTGACGGGTAACGTCAGCCGCGCATGCCGCCAGACCGGTACCCCCCGGCGCAACGTCTACTTCTGGCTCCAGCAAGATCCCGGCTTCGGCCTGGCATACCGCGAAGCGGAACTGATGGCCGAGGACGTGTTGGAGCAAGCCGCCTGGGAGAGGGCCGTCACCGGCGTCAAGCACGAGAAGCGAGCCTACGCCGGGGGCGCCCTCATCGACACGCTCGTGGAAACCGAGTACAGCGACACCTTGCTCATCTTCCTCCTGAAAGCGAGGAACCCCCGTAAGTACCGAGAGAAGGTCACGATTGACTACGCTGACCTCCCCACCGACCAGCTCCTTGCTGAAGCCCGCGCCCTCGGTCTTGCCCCGCTCGCCTTTGACCCCTCCCTCCCAGCAGATGGAAGCGGAACTGGTACGCCGGCGCTTGGGGTTGGAGACCGAACTACGGCGCCGGAAGCTCCTGCCCCCGCTGGACGCCAACGCCGCGCCAAGCCTCGACCTCCTGGCCTGGAGCACGCAGCATAGGATCATCAACGGCCAGCCCTTCACCGTCTCGGCTCCGTTGCTCGACCTCTACCGCTCTACCCATCCCAACGTCGTCGTCATGAAGGCGGCGCAGGTCGCTATCTCCGAGTGGCTCATCAACCTGGCCTTCTGGGCTGCCGACAGCCGCGCCGGCGGCCGCGGCAACGTCATGTACCTGTTTCCGAAAGCTGCCCAGATGGGCGACTTCTCGCGCGCCCGCGTCCAGAAGCCGGTAGACGAGTCGCCCTACCTGCGCGCGCGTACCGGCAGGGGCAGCCCGGAGGGGGAGGCCGCGACGCCGGGGCGGCGCGTGGGGAAGGCGACGGCCAACGTCGGCTTGCGCCAGATCGGCCCTGGCTTCCTCTACCTGCGCGGCTCCCAGAACCGCGACTCCTTGCTCTCGGTAGACGCCGACCTGCTCTGCCTGGACGAGGTAGCGCAGTACACGGCCGGCACGCTGGACGTGGCCGCGCGCCGTCTCGGCTCCTCGGCCTTCGCCTGGCAACGCGCCGGCAGCACGCCGCGCTACCCCAAGGACGAGATGGGTGTCCTCTGGGACCAATCCACCCAACGCGCCTACCATAGCCGCTGCCCCGGCTGCGGCTCCTGGCAATGCCTCCAGGTCATGACCCACCTTGACCCGACGACGGCCACCGTGCGCTGCGCCGCCTGCAACGCCGACATGACCGCCGCTCGCCTGGCCCCCGGCGAGTGGATCGCCGCCTCTCCCGGCAGGCAATGGGAGGGCTACCACGTCAATAAGCTGCTCTCGCCGCGCGTCGACCTGGCCGTCCTGGCCGCTACGCAGCGGCGCGTGCTCGACGGCCGTACCAGCGCCAGCGAGACCCAGGAGTTCTACAACTCCGACTGCGGCATCCCGTGGCTGCCCGCCGGGGGGGCTATGGACGCCGCACAGCTGGATGCCTGTATGTCGGATGACACCTTTAGCACCCTGCCTACCGCCGCCAAGGACAGTGTCATGGGCGTGGACGTCGGCGCGCGCCTACACATCCGCATCAACACCGCCGAACGCGACGGCCGCGCCCGCGCTGCCCTCGTGGATAGCGTCCGGACGTTTGAGGAGTTGGACGCCCTGATGGTGCGCTTCAACGTCTCGACCTGCGTTATCGACGCCAACCCCGAAACCCGTAAGGCCCGCGAGTTTGCCGAGCGTTGGCCCGGCAGAGTCACCGTCGCGTACTACCCCAATTGGGGAGCCGACCAGGCAAACGAACTCTGCACCTGGTCAAAGGACGAACCCGTCGTCAAGATCAACCGGACGGCGGCGCTCGATGCCGTACAAGCCATGGTCGCCCAACGGCGGCTGATCCTGCCCCAGGGCGCCTACGCGCTCGGGGGCGACACCGACCGCGCCGGCCACGGCGAGTACTACCGTCACATGAGCAGCCCGATCCGGGTCATCGCCGACAACAGCCGGGGCAACCCGACGCCGCACTACGAGCAAAACGGACCCGACCACTATGCCCACGCCGAGGTCTACGCCTACGTAGCGGCGCAGCAGCAGGGGGGCTTGCCCTTCGGCTGGTACCGCCAGGACGACGCCTTTATGGAAAAGGTAGAGCGCGGCGGCAAGCCGCCGGAGGACACCGCGGAGACCCGTCGCGAGGCACAGAAGCGAGCCATCTTGAACGCCATGGGCTTCGCGTAAATGAGAGGCATCCCCCTTGGCCCAACGTAGCATCCTCGCCACCGTCGGCAGCGCCTTGCGCGCCGGCGTCTCCGGCATGGTCGATTGGAAGCGCGCCTCCAGCGCCAACATCACCCTCATCCCGTCCTACCTCGCCAACCTCCTGTGGCTCATCTCGACCAAGTTCTGGGAGCTTGCCAGGGAGGGCTACGCCGGGAACGCCGCCGTCTACGCCTGTCTGCGCGTGCTCTGCGCCGCCGTCTCCGAGCCGCCCCTGATCGCCGTTATGCGCGACCCCTCGACCGGCAACGAAACCCCCCTGCCCTGGGACCATCCGCTGGTCAAGCTCATGGAAAACCCCAACGAACTCATGACCGGCCACGCTATGTGGGAGCTAACGGAGTTGTACGTCGGCATCACCGGCAGGGCTTGCTGGTGGAAGGAACGGGACCGTACCGGCGCCATCATCAGCCTCTGGCCGCTGCGCCCAGACCGCGTTGGCCCGATCTATAGTGACAGCATCATCCCCGGCCAGCGCGTCATTTCCGGCTGGACGTACCTCATCCCCGGTACCACCAACTACATACCGATCCCCCGTAAGGACGTGCTCACCTTCGTCAACCCCGACCCGGTAGGCGACAGCGGAGGCATCGTGGAAGGGCTGGGCGCCCTCCAAGTGCTCGCCCGCGAGGTCAGCGCCGATAACCAGGCCTCTACCTTCGTCGGCGCCCTGCTCCACAACCACGCCATCCCCGGCACGATCCTCACCACCAAGAACAGGATCAAGAACGCCGAGGACGCCTCGATCATCAAGCACGCCTTCATGGACCAATTCGGCGGGCTGAACCGCGGCCAGCCCATGGTGATCGACGCCGAGACCACCGTTACCCAGACCGGCTTCTCGCTGCAGCAGTTGGAATTCCCCCAACTGAGGCGCATCGCGGAGAGCCGCATCGCCGCCGCCTACGGCGTGCCGGCCATCCTGGTCGGCTTGCTGGTCGGCCTGGAATCCGGCATCCGCGCCACGATGGAGGAGCAGCGCGAGTACTTCACGGAGACGACGTGCTCCTCGAAGTGGACGCGCTACGAGGGGCAATACCAGCTTGGCGTGGCCGGCGAGTACGACTCCAACATCGTCACGCGCTTCGACACCACCAAGGTCAAGGCCCTCACCAACCAAACCGCGCGGGCCAAGCAACCCCTGATCGACGGCTACAAGCTCGGCGCCATTACCAAGAACGAGTTCCGCGTGCTCGTGGTCAACCTGCCACCCCGCGAGGACGGCGACCAGTACTTGACCCCTATGTCGGGTACCGCCATTGACCCCATGATCGCGGCCGGCGCGCCGTCCAAGCGTGCGCCGGCCGACGCCGGGGACGATCCCGACGGCGGCCCGGAGGAGAAGCAAAAGGCGGGCAAGCCGGCTCCCCAGATCGCTCCCCCCGGTACCCCGCCTGCGCCGGCGCAACAGGGCGGCGCCCAGAAGGCGTTCGCCCTCGAACCCCATGCGCCCAAGTGGCTGCGTGACGAAGTGCATGCAGCCGCCAGCAAGCTAACGGACTGGTACGGCCAGCAAGACGGCCAATTCGCCCAGGCAATGCAGAAAGGCACGGCAGACAATGGCTCCTAGCATCACTCCCTCCAACATCCTGCGCTTCGGCATGCAAGCCCAGCCCACGCTGGACTCCTACCGCCAGAGCACCGGCGCGGCCCGGGTGAGCCTCCATTTGGAGACGGGCGACCTGCCCCCGCTCAGCCCCGTTACCGTGTCCGGCGCCCTCGGCAGCGCCGCCCTGGCTGCCTTCATTGACCGCGCCGCCACCCTGGCCGGCGAGCGTGTAACCGAGCAGGTCCGCGAACGCCTGCGCCAGCAAGCCGCTACCCTCGCCTACGAGGCATACAAGCGTGGATAGCACCGCCGCCGCTCTCCTCGCGGCGTCCGTCGCCCCGGTGTCCATCTCATTCTCCGCGAGCACCAACGAGCTGCAATACCGGCCGTCGCCGGCAGCGGCGCGCGCTGCGCTACGCCAGGCGCGCCTCATCCGTCGCAACCGGCGCATCGTCGCTCAGGCGTGGGCCGACGTACCGGCGCACCGGAGGCCGCATGTCTGACCCCCAGACGCAGGACACCAGCGCTGCCGATCGGCAGCGGGTAGCCACCGCCCTCGCCGCCGCCACGGCGCTGCTCGCCGCCGGGCAAGACCTGGCCGGCGACCCGACCACGCTGGCGGGCATCCTGCGCACGGTCTGGACGCGCACCTATGAAGCGGTGATACGCGCGGAACTAGAGGCCGCTGGCCAGGACGTGCCGGCGACGCTGATTATCAGCAACTCCGACGTGGTTGCCGCCATCGAGCAGCACGCCACCGAGACCGCCCAGGCCATCCAGGACACCCTGCGCCGGGAAGCCCAGGCAGCGTTTGACACCATCCCGTTAGACACGGCGCCGGACGTAGCCCAACGCTTGCTGGTGCGCTGGCTCGTCACGCGCAGCATCCACAAGACCGCCCAGGTTGCTATCACCGAGACCGCCACCGCCGCCGGCGCCGCGCAGCGCGACTTCATCAAGCGCAGCGGCGCGAAGGGCAGCGCGTCCTTCGGCTATAGCCTCCAATGCAAACTCTGCCAGGCCATCGCCCAGGGCAACCCCTACGACCTGGACGACGACACGGTGGGCGAGATCCCGCACCCGTCGTGCCTCGACTACTGGCGCATCTCCTACACGAGCATCGCTACCCCCTGGCACGGCCAGTGAGCACCAACGAAAGGCACCCCATGGCCCCCACCGTCACGACCGCCGACTACGAGCAGGACATAGCCGCCATCGAAGCGGCCGCCAGCGCTCCCCTGCGCCTCTGCACCGAGATACGCCGCCTGGCCGGCGAGGTCGCCCGCTACCGCACCCTGGCCGAGGACGCCCTCACCAGCGCCGACGCCGCTATGCAGCGCGAAGGCCCCTACCGGCTCATGCTCGGCCACGCCGACGTTATCGCCGCTAGCCTCGCGTCGGAGCCTGGCTGCGCCGGGTTCGCCATGCCCCTGGTCGGCGCGCCGGAGCAGGACTATATCGACGCCTTGCGCGCCGCCAACGACCGCTGCGAGCAAGCCGCGCTGCGCCTCCACTCCCTGACCGCCCAGACCCGGCTCCAGGTCGCTAAGGGTGGCTCCCCCGCCTCCCGTTACTGGTAAACGCGCCCCCCCGGCGCGCCACTCTCCCCCCCGTAGTCAGAAAGCCACCACCCCCCATGAAGCTCGTCCAGACCCCTCCTGCCACCGCGCTTGCGGTCCGCTCCGCTGAGGCCGACGCCCCCGACCAGATAGTCGGCTGGGGCATGCCCTTCGGCGGGCCGATCAACGGCCGCGACCTCTACGGCACGCACTTCTCGCTGAAAACGAACTTTTGCTTCGACTGGTTTCCAACGGAGCACCCGCTGCTGTATCAGCACGGCCTGGACCCCAAGACCGACGTGGCCGTCGTCGGTCGGGTCAAAGCCTGGGAGACCAAGAGCGATGGCGTCTGGGTGCAAGCTCAGTTGGACGCCAGCAGCGCCTACCACGAAGACATTGCCGGGCTGATCAGCGCGGGCAAGCTCTACTTCAGCAGCGGGGCCATGGGGCACCTGGTGCAGGAGGACCACAAGACCGGCGAAATCAAGCGCTGGCCCTGGGTGGAAATGAGCCTCACCCCTACGCCGGCCAATATCTATGCCGAGCTGGAATATGCCCGCGTGGCTCCCCACCTGCGCTCCATCGGCATTGACGCCGACGCCGTGCTCGCCACCCTCGCCGCCAAGGCCGAGGAGTTGGACGGCGCGGGCGCCGACGACGCCACCCGCAGCGCACCGCTGCGCAGCGCCGACAAAATCGACGGCAGCTATGAAGACCTCATGGGCGACCTGCGCGAGAAGCTCAACGCAAAAGGCCCGTTTGCGGGTGACAGTTATAGCAGCATCGTCGCCACGTTCGCGGATCATGTGCTTGTCTGCCGCTACGACTACGACTGTGACGACGGCGACGACATGGAAACCTTCTGGGAAGTCCAATACACGCTGGACGAGCAGGGCGAGCCGGTGCTCGGTGACGCCCGCCAAATGGAGCAAACCTACCAGCCCGTGGCAGCACGAAAGTCTGCCGCCGGGCCACTTATCCTGGACGCCCAACGCCTGGCTTTGCACGCCAAAGCCCTGAGCCAGCGCACGGAAGACCTGGCAACGCGGCGCATGGCAGAAGCCCGCAGCATTTCCGGCGGCAACCGGAAGGCCCTCGATCTTGCCATCGAGAGCGCCGACGTTGCCCTGGGTACTTTGCGGAATGCCCTCAGCGGTGCGGACCGAGTACGCGACGAAGCGGTGAAAGCCGCCGCGCTCCGCTCCCCCGCTGCGATGCAACAGCAGGTCGCCCTCCTGGGCTGGTTCCTCGACACGCTGCCCGCCGCAAGCGAGTAGCACCCACTCCCCACGGGGGCGCCCTGCCCCCGTTCTCTCCTCCGCTCCCGGCGCATTGGCGTCGGGCCTTCCACACCCCCCATCGGAGACCAAATGTCCATCAAGGCAGTACAGGACAAACTGCGTCAGGTCGTAACCGACGCGCAGGCCATCGCCGCAAAAGGCGTCTTCTCGACCGAAGACAGCCAGCGGCTCGAAGGTCTGATCACCGAGGGCAATACCCTCAAGGCCCAGATCGCCCAGCATGAAGCGGTCAACGGCATGGCCGACTTCGCCGGTAAGAGCGCCGGGATGCTCGACCTGGCCGGGGCTTCCCAGCTTGGTATGACCCCCGCCGGGGAGACCATGGTGGAGCGCACGACCGTCAACGGCCGGCCGGCGGTGCGCCTGCTCGACCAGTTCGGTGAGGGTCTCGTAGACGACGCGACCTTCCGCAAGATCAGCAGCCCGGAATACAAGGCGGCTTTCCGCACGTATCTCCGCAAGGGCCAGAACGGCCTGAAGTCCAGCGAGATCCGGACCCTGCAAGAGGGCGCCGACACAGAGGGTGGCTTCCTCGTGCCGGAAGACTTTCTGGAGAAGATCATCGCCAAGGAGCCGACCCCCACGCGGGTGGCCGGCCGTGTCACGAGCCTCCAGACCAGCCGCGACGCGCTGGTAATCCCCAAGGTCAACTACGCCGCCGACGATCTGTATACGTCGGGTATCCGCGTTACCTGGACCGGCGAAGTGCCGTCGTCCTCGACCGCGATGCGCGTGACGGACCCCATCTTCGGCCAGGCCCGCATCAGCGTCCAGACCGCCATGATGAGCCTGCCCCTGACCAACGACCAGATCGAGGACACCGCGTTCCCGCTCGTCTCGTGGGTCTCTGGCAAGTTTGCCGAAACGGTAGACCTGCTGCGTGACAACATGGTCCTCAACGGCAGCGGCCAGGGCCAGCCCTACGGGCTATTCCTCGCCCCCGGCGCGGTCAATCAGCCCGCCGTCGTGACCAGCGGCAACGCCAACCTGATCACCGCCGCCGGCCTGGTCAGCACCGCCTTCGCCCTGCCCGAGCAGTACGACGACGCCGCCACATGGGTCATGAACAAGACGAGCACCGCCGCAGCGATTGCCGGGCTGGTTGACAGCAACGGCCGTTACCTGTGGGGTTCCGGTCTGCAGGACTCCGGCTTGGTGCCCAGCATCAAGGACCGCAAGCTCCTGGGCTACGACGTGCTGCTGAGTGGGTTCGCCCCCTCGGTTGCCGCCAGCGCCTACGTCGCGATCTTCGGGGACCTGAAAGGGTATTACCTCCTGAACCGCGTCGGCTTCTCGATCCAGGTCTTGCGCGAACTGTACGCCGAGACCAACCAGGTGCTCATCCTTGGCCGGCTCCGCTTCGGCGGCATCGTGGCCGAGCCGTGGCGCTTGAAGGTCCATCAGGTTCACGCTTAGGCGTGGCCCCCACCCCGCCGGCTCGGCTGCCGGCGGGGTAGCCCTCGGTGCAACCGTGCAGTAGAAAGCAACCCAAACCCCATGAGCAACATCCATCGCTTTGGCGATCACATGTATGTCCATCCCTCCGTCGCCGCGACAATCACGGCAGCGGCCGTCACCGGTACCAGCGTGGATACGCAGGCATTCCGGCGCGGCGCGGCGGTCTTCACCAGCAAGTGCGTCGGCGTGGCCACGACCAGCGATTGCAAGTTGCAGGAATCGGCCGACAACGTGACGTTTACCGACGTCTCCGGCGGGGCTTTTGCCCAGCAGACCACGGCGGGTGGCCTGACCTCCCAGATCCTGAACATCGATCTGGCGAAGCGCGAGCGCTATCTGCTCCTGCTGCAGACCGGAGCCGGGGCTGCCGCCGCCGGCGCCGCCAGCGCCGTGTTCGTGCTGTTCGGGGACTTCGCCCTCGCGCCCACCCAGGACGTGACGGCCGTCTCCGTCTAGCCCCCCCCCCACCGTGCTGACCCCGGCGACGTGCCGGGGTTGGCGCACCCAGACCGCCCCAAGGGAGCACCATGGCCGTTGACCGTTTCGCGTCCGCTTCGGCGGGCCTCGGCGGGCCGCATAGCCGAGCCGTCGCCGTCGCGCCCAGCAACACCGTCGATCTCGTCAACGCGACGCGCGGCGTCTACATCGGCGTGGCCGGCGACCTGACCGCTGACCTGGTCGGGGGCAGCACGAACGTGCTCTTCAAGGCCCTCGCAGTCGGCATCGTCCATCCCCTGCGCGTCTCCCGCATCTACGCCACCGGGACCACCGCCACCTCTATCCTGGCGCTGGACTAACCCATGGCTGCCAAGGGCTACTGCGTGCTGGCCGACATAAGCGGCTATCTCGGCATGACGCTCTCCGCTGCCCAGCAGACCGAAGCCACCAACCTCATCCCCCTGGCCGAAGCCTACATTGACCGCTATACCCGGCGGGCATGGCTCTCGCCGGCCATCCTGGCCGAGCAGTACAAAATCTATACGCCGACCGTCTACCTCAAGCAGCATCCGGTCGGGAGCATCCAGCGGGTGCAGACGCGCACCACAGCCATCAACGACGTGCTCTACCTCTGCGTGGCCGGCGTGGATTATGAGCTACAGGACACCGCCACGGGGCGGCTCGTCTTCAGCAAGGGCTACGCCGACTGGCGCGGCAAACTGCTCGCCTACGTCGATTACACGCCGTCCCAGCCGGTACCCGGCGACATCAACCTGGTCGCCGCCATGCTCTGCGCTCACTGGCTGGTCTATCAGATCGACCCGCAACGCTACGGCCTCAGCGGCTACAACCTCGGCCGCGACGTCGAGGTCAAGGTCGGTCAGTCCTCCCTGCGGGCTATCCCGCTGGACGCCCAGGCCATCCTCGACGGCTATAGCCTGCCGGTGTTCGCGTGATCCCCACCAACGCCGTGGTGTCGATTAGCCGCATGGTCTATGACGCCACCACCAAACAGAACACCCCGACCGTGGTAGCGACGCTCGTCCCGGTCTCGTTGATCCCGGTAGAAAGCCTGTTGCGTCCGGAGTTGATTGCCGGGGAAGCCGCCGCGGCGTTCAACTACCGCTTCTTTTGCGCCGCCTGGGTAGACGTGCGCGACGGCGACACGTTGCAGGGCTACAACCCTACCTCCCTGGCCGTCGCCCCCATCCTGCAGGTGCAGCACGTGGCGGTGCATAGCCCGGCGACCAACCTCTTTGCGTACCGCAGTGCCATGGTGAAGGTGATGCAGCCATGATGACCATGCAACTGCTCACGCACAACTACCGGCTGCCGGCGATTACCGCCGCGCTGCGCTCGGCCACCATTGCAGACGAGGTCGCCCTGGGTATTGAAGCCCTGCTCCTGCCCAAACTCCAGGCGGCGGCGCCGCACAAGACCGGCCAACTGGCAGCCGAGACCCGCGTCCATGTGACGCTCGGGGCCGGGAAGGCCACCGTCTCCTTTACCTCGACGCCCTATGCGGCGTTCGTGGTCTACGGTACCGGCATCTATCACAAGCCCACCGCGCATAGCGGCTGGACCGTCTATGGCCTGCAAGCCTTCGAGGTGAACGGGCAGCAGATCGTCACCATGCGGACGGTCCACAAGGGCCAGCAGCCCAACGACTACCCGCAGCGCGTCTGGCGTCAGGCCAGGCCGGAAGTCCGCGCGCTCGTCGCAGCCGCGGCACAGGGGTTCATGGTATGAGCGCTGCCGCTATCCTGACCGCCCTCAAAACCATCCTGCCGGTGGGCACGCCGGTAGCCAGCGCCAGCGTCTTCATCGAAGCCGGGCCGGATGCCAACACGGCGACCTGGCCGGTGCTCCTGCTGGAAATCCCGTTGGAGAAGCGCAAGCGCACCGCCATCCGGGCCAAGGCGTCTTGCATGACCGTCGTGGCCCTCTATCTCGACCGCTGGGAGTCCGGACCCGGCGGCCGCACCGTCGAGCAAATCAAGGCCGACGCCCGGGCCGCACTGACCCAGATGGTCGCCAACCTCGACGCCAACCCGCAACTGCTGGTCGCCGGTACCGCCAATTGCAACATCGCCGGGGACGAGATCGACGTGCGTATCGACGGCGTGATCAAAGACCAACTCCTCGGCTTCCCCGTTATCCAGGGTTCGCTCACGATCAAAGTGGACGACCTCTGGCAGGCAGTTTAGAAAGGCCACACCCCATGCCATTGCTCGTGTATCTCGGTCAACTCCCGGCAGCGCCTACCGGCATGCCACTCTTTGCGAGCGGCGAGCAGCGCGAGGTAACGGCCGGCGAGGCCGACCTACTGCTGCGCAATAGCTCCTTCCGGCTGGTCGAGCCGGCCGCGGCCGAGCCTGACCAGGCCCCGGCTGCCGAGCCGGCCGCCAACGGCTCCTTCGTCACCGCCCTGTAGGCGCCCACCCGCTCCCCTGAAAGGACGCACCCTCCGTGTCGAACCCCCTGCAATTTCTGAGCAACTACGGCTTCGTTGCGCTGGCCAAAGAGGCCATCGCCGGTACCGCGGTGCCGTCTACCGACTACTTCGAACTGGTGTCGGAGACGCTGATGCGCGACCCCGGTACCAAGCCGGTCGCGGCCATGCGCGGCACGCGCGCCAGCAACGTGACCTACATCCAGGGCGAAGGCAAGCTGGACGGCAACATCGTCGTGCCGTTCGGTCCGTCGATCGGACTGCGTGCGTTGGCTGCTGCGCTCGGCATCGACCACGTCGCCGGCAGCACGCCGAGCAACGCCACGACCCTGACCGCCAACTCGGCCGTCGGCGCCAACAGCGTCGCCCTGACCGCAGTGACCGGCTTTACAGTGGGGGGCTTTATACAGCTCACCAGCGCGACCACGCCGGCGCAGACCGAGGTCCACAAGATTCTCAGCATCGCCGCGCTCGTCGTGACCTTCGCTACCGGCGAGACGCTCGCCAGCGCCTTCGCTACCGCCGACGCCGCGGCGGTGGTCGTGGCCCCCTTTACCCACACCATGACCCCGAAAGAAACCGGACTGCCGACACTCACCATCGAGAAGAATCTGGGCGGCTTGACCAGCCTCCAGTGGGCCGGCTGCATGGTCAGCAAGGCCGAGTTGAAGCTGTCTACGACCAAGGAGGCCGAGGCCACCTACAGCATCATGGGCCAGAAGGAAGCGCAGGTCACCCCGACCACGGCGGCCTATACCAGCGAGACCCCCTACGCGCTCGCTAACATGAGCGTCTCCAAGGCCGGCGCGGCGGACGTGACGCCCAAGAGCGCCACCCTGACCATCGACAATAAGGGCACCGGCGAGTACACCTTCGGCGGGGTGAACACGCCGACCATGATCTACACCGGGCAGCGGCTCATCACGGGCACGCTGGCATATCTGCTGCAGAACATGACCGACTACAACGATGCGCTCGCCGCCACCCCCCGCGACCTGGCGTTTACCCTGTCCCAGAGCGCCAGCGATAGCTGCAAGTTTGACCTGCCCAACGTGGTCTGGGGCAAGCCCAGCATCCCGCTCAAGCTGGGCGACCTGATTCGGGTCACGATGCCCTTCACCGCCTACTATCTGGCCGGCGCGACCACGGACATTACCGTCACCGCCGTCAACGGCGTCTGGCTGGGCTACTGCTAAACGCGCCACCCCGCCGGGAGGCCCCCC